CCTATGTACGTGCTTTGGGTGGATTCGGAGCTTCCGGTTTGGGCGCTGCGGGTGTTGACGCAAAAGGTACCACTTGGTTCAATAGCCAAGACCTGATGTTTGACGGAGTTAAAGTTGCCGTTGCCGATGGTTTGTCTTCTAACAAAATGGTGGCTGCACAGAAGTCAAACTTGTTCTTCGGAACTGGCTTGTTGAGCGACAAGAACGAGGTTCGCTTGATTGATATGGCCGACATCGATGGTTCTCAGAACTTCCGTTTGATTATGCGCTTCTCTGCTGGTATCCAGTACGGTATCGGTTCCGACATCGTTTACTACGGAGCTTAATCGTTCTTAAAAATCCTGATAGGGGTGGTGGTGTAATGACGCCCCACCCCTTTCTTTTTTAAACTAATTAAACAAAAACAAAATGGCTTGTGCATTATCCCTTGGCCGCATTGAACCTTGCAAGGACGTTGTAGGTGGCATTCAGGCGGTTTACTTTCTGAACTATCAGAATCTTACGGTTACCTATGATGTAACCAATACAGACGCTATCGATACATTGGGTAGCGGTTTGACGGCATACAAATACGAATTGAAGGGTACGTCTTCTTTTGAGCAGGCAATCACTTCAAGCCGTGATAACGGAACCACGTTCTTCGACCAAACCTTGAATTTGACCTTGCACAAATTGAGCAAGCAGTCACACAAGGAAATCAAGTTGATGGCTTACGGCCGTCCCATCGTGATTGTTGAAGACCGCAATGGTAATTACTTCGTTGCAGGTTTGGAACACGGTTGTGAGGTTACCGGAGGAACGATTGTTACCGGTGCTGCTATGGGCGATATGTCTGGATACACCTTGGTATTGAACGGACAGGAGCAGGTTCCTGCTAATTTCTTAGACGGCACTTTGTCTGCTGCTGGTATTTCTACGATTGTATCTGGTTCCGATTTTTAATATATCTTTGAAAAAAAACAAACAAAATGAGTGCTAAAGAAACTATCTACAAAATCCTTGCTTCTGACACCAAAAAAGAAGTAGAGGTAAACTTGGCATCTGTTGCCGATTTTAATACTGCTGCAAGTCAGTTTGCTAAATTGCGTGAAGATGTTATTGCATCTCAACGTGAGGCAGCGGCTGCCCTTCCACGCTTTGCGGCTCCGGCATCTAAACTACGTAGGTCTTTTGCTGAATTCACCCGTCTTAGCATAGAGTTGTTGCGTATGGAATCTGATATCAGGGCACAAGCAAAAGAGCTTGGCGTTCCCTTTTCTTCACTTCCCGGAGCAAGCAATTGGGAACAAGCTTTGTCTGATATAGCATCCATTGAGCGTGAGTCAAAGAAAATTCTTGACATCTACAACAAGATTGGTTAATAACATTTCTTGACTATAAGAGAGCCATCCTTCGGGGTGGCTTTTTTATTTAAAACAAAAAGCAACAAACGAGTTATTTGTAAGATGAACATTTTAACTACAAGCGCATCAGCGCAGAATTTGCAAATCATCCCTCGCTCGTTTCCTGCTTCTGTATCGGCACGGTTAACGAATGAGTCCACCAATACCACCCAAACGCAAACAATCGCTCCTACAAGCTCTAACGGATATATGACGTTGAATGCTGCTTGGACTTTAAAGGAAGCAAACTTTTACCTATTGGAGGTATTTGATGGCGTAAATTTGATATACAGAGGTCGTGTATTCTGCACGAACCAAACCAACTTCGAGAAGTTCACGGTAAACAATGGCGTTTACACGCAAGAGCAGGCAGGAGATAACACGTTCGTAATTATATGAGCAACATACGATTTATGGCCCTCAATTCCTACGTAAAGCCGGAGATTAAAGAGGTCGCTAACAAGAGCTGGGTAGAGTACGGAAGCGATAACAATTACTTCCAGTATTTGATTGACCGCTACAACGGAAGTCCTACCAACAATGCTATTATCAATGGCGTTATTGATATGATTTTTGGTAAGGGTCTTGCCGCAACAGACGCAGCACAAAAGCCAGATGAGTACGCAATGATGATGTCGTTGTTTACCAAGAACTGCGTTAAGAAGGTTGTATCGGATTTTAAGATGATGGGCAATGCTGCGTTCCAAGTCATCTACAACCAAGACCATTCAAAGATTGTAGGCGTTGAGCATATCCCCGTGCAGACCTTGCGTGCTGAACGTGCAAACGAAGATGGATTCATTCCCGCTTACTACTACGCAAAGGACTGGAATCGAGTAGCACAACGTAAAGAGGTACCTGTACGCATTGAGGCATTTGGTATGTCGAACAATGGCATCGAAATCCTTTACATTAAGCCCTATAAAGCAGGATACTACTACTACGCTCCGACCGACTATCAAGGTTCGCTTCCGTATGCTGAATTAGAGGAGGAGGTAGCCAACTACCACATCAACAACATTAAGAACGGCTTGGCTCCTTCGATGTTGGTCAACTTCAATAACGGAATCCCAACTGAAGAAGACCAAACGCTAATTGAGCGCAGGATTGCAGATAAGTTCTCTGGCAGCTCAAATGCTGGTCGGTTTATCTTGGCCTTCAACGATAACAAGGAACTCGCAGCAACAATCGAACCCGTACAATTATCGGACGCAAGTGAGCAGTACCAATTCCTTTCTTCGGAATGTACGCAGAAGATTATGGTAGGTCACCGGGTAACGTCTCCGATGCTTTTGGGAATTAAGGATAGCACCGGATTAGGTAATAATGCTGATGAACTGAAGACGGCATCTATCCTGTTCGATAACGTGGTTATTAGACCATTACAGGAGATTATACTTGATGCAATAGAGCAAGTGCTATCTTACAACGGAGCGTCTCTAAACGTCTATTTTAAGACCTTGCAGCCGTTGGAGTTTAAGGAGGAGATTGTTGCTCCTGCCGAGGTTATTGAAGAGACCACAGGCGTTGAGGATAGCAGCGTTGCTTTGTCTGCTGACGTGAGTGACGAGGTGCTAAACGAAATGTTTGAAACGCTGAAAGAGTTTGGCGAAGACGAAGATTTGGACAATTGGGATTTGGTAGATGAACGTCCGGTAGACTACGAGCAGGAAGAATACTTAGATTCTATTCTGCAATTCGCTAAGACCGGGGAAGCATTCCCAAACGCAAAGAGCGAGCAAGACGGTGAGACCAAAGATGGCCGTAAGTACAAGATTCGTTACGCCTACGCACCCGGAACAACCAAGACCAATAGCCGTGAGTTTTGTAAGCTGATGGTAAACGCCAAGAAGGTCTACCGTAAGGAGGACATTATGCGTATGCGGAAGCAAGAGGTTAACGCTGGCTTTGGCCCACGTGGTGCATCAACATACGATATCTGGTTGTACAAAGGAGGCGCACGGTGCCACCACTTCTGGATGCGTAAGACCTACCTGGCAAAAGCAGAAGGCGTAACTCCTGACGCCAAAAACCCGAATGCAGACGTATCGGTAAACCAAGCTCGCAAGGCAGGTGTAAAGCCACCGGTAAACGACAAGAAGGTAGCCAAGCGCCCAGTTGATATGCCGAATGAAGGATTTTTAAAACCACGCAAATAATGCCAACTGCTCTTTTCATCAAGCGTGAGGATATTGTACGTAACACGGCATTATCCGGCAACCTGGATACGGATAAATACATTCAGTTCATCAAGATTGCCCAAGAGATTCACATTCAGAATTACACGGGTACCAAGTTGTACGACAAGATTTCTGCGGACATCATCGCCAACACACTTGCCGGTAATTACCTATCCTTGGTAACCGACTACTTGCAGCCGATGCTTATCCATTGGGCTATGGTGGAATACCTGCCGTTTGCGGCCTTTACGGTAGCTAATGGGGGAGTTTACAAGCATACTTCAGAAAACTCCGTTAATGCAGAGAAAATAGAAATCGACTACTTAGTTGAAAAAGAGCGCACGATAGCCAAGTATTACACGGAGCGCTTTATTGACTATATGTCTTTTAACCAATCCCTTTTCCCGGAATACAATGCAAACGTCAACGAAGACATCTACCCGGACAGAGATTCCCGCCCGGCATCGTGGGTACTATAAGGTAAAGAGCGAGAATCTAATCAAACTACAAAAGTACCTGAAAGAAAATGCCAGATAATACTATACAATGGGGCCAAGGTGCCGTCAACAACGATATCGGTTGGGGACAGGCGGCAGCTAACAATGCTATCAACTGGGGATACATCCATCAATTCTCATACGGACACCCAGAAACGAACTTGGTGGGCATAAGTGCCGAGTACATCAACAACCTATATATACAACGAGTGACGGCAGCAGGTGGCTACTATGAAGGTGAAGCTTGCGCTATTGCTAAAATCGATTCTTGGCTATGAGTTTTTTTGATGAAGCATCTTGGGTACTGATACCCGAAGGAATCAAGGAGGATGTTGTATATGCCCAAAAGCCAACCGATGGATTGGGGGATTTGACGTTCACCCGTGCGAGCGATGCCACCCGTACCAATTCGGCAGGGGTGATTGAACGGACTCCGTGGAATTTGCTACAATCGTCCGAGATGCTTGGTGCTGCGGTTTGGACGCCTCTTGACACGACATTGACGCTAAACAACGTA